TATTTGATGATAAATACATATCATCATATCTTGTACCTAAAGTAATTCTATCTGAATGTATTAAAACCTGATTATCAGAATAACCATAAATTTTCGTATCAGTTAATGCTTCTGGAACAGATGGTCCACCATTCACATCTTGAATCAAGTCTGCCATAAATCTACTAGGTGGTATTAATCCTTCTTGATGTTGTATATCTGATTCTAATCTATAATGAGTAAGAGTATTACTATCATCTCCACTTACAAAATCAGCAATAGTTGAACCTCCGAAATGTTGACTTAAAGATCCACTTTGTATTATAGCTATTAAAGACCCATCACCAATTCCTTCTCTATTATTAAGATGTGGTCTTCCATTAGATAGAAACACATATGGATGTTGATCTCTACTACCTATTCTGACACTGTTACCATGTCTACCTTCAATAATCGTATCTCCAGTTGTTTCTCTAAAAGCTGTACCATAATCTAAATCTTTTTTTCTTGTTTTTGTTAATCTACTCCAAGATATAGATCTATTAAAAGTATTACTTTGTCCTTTTCTACCCAAATAAGTATTTCTATCATTAGCTATTTGTTGTTCTTGTTCAAGAGCAGGATCATACATCTCCTCACTACTTGTACCTTCTATATCATCCATAGTTGCTTCACTTACACCATCTGGTCTTAAATACATTTTATTCCTATCAACAAATTCTATAAATTCGTCATATTGAAATGATGGATCATCATTCCAAGTCGGACTATTGTTATCAGTATTCAATGGGCCTAAATAATAATTACACTTACCCATAGAACATAGAAGAACTGGATCTCCCTTTGATGGTACATCATTTAATGTTCTTAAAAGCGGCCAATATCTTCTATCAGATAAATTTATTGTTGACCTCCTATTAAATAATTCTGATTCTTCACTTCTAATATGTGGTAAAGCTATAACGGTATTAATTGATTCGGGACCTGTATAATATGCACTTTCTTCAGAGTGTACAACCTCAACTACATATCCAGGCACAAATTGTAAATAATAATGACTTGGATACTCCTTACCATTAAATCCTTTAATCGTTCGTTTACTATCTTTTATAAAAACTGAACTCATCTAGCTCTCCGTAATATTTGGATTTATAGTTTTATTTTTTATACCTTCAAGACGACTTTGTTCATTTTCTAAATCAGTTACTGTATCTTGAAGTGTCGCCATTAGTTCATCCTTTTCAGCGTCGGATAACAACATTGTCTCATCACCGGAACCATTTGACTTATTTATAATTCTTTGTAGTACACCAGCTAATTTAACAAGATGTTCATCATTCTTAACTGCTGTATCCATATATTCTTTTATAATTGGAGCGACCATTACCACATCATCTATGGTTTGAATGAATCCATGTATCTCCGATATTAACAAATCTATTTGAACTTTACGCTTTGTAGTATTTTCGTAAATATCTTTTGTTAAGTCTTGAAAGGTTTTACCCTCGAATATTTCATTATCTTTTGACATACAATCTCCTCTGAATGTATTTATTCATATATAAATATTAAATTTGTAAGAAATTGTTTAAAATAAAAAACCCATCTCGCTAAAGATGGGTTTATTTTCTATATGTAAATTAATTTTAAAAAAATGATCCAGATTTTTCAGTTGAAATCGTTCCATCTTTGTAATATGTATTAACTAACTTTTTATAGTGTTTTTTTAAAACATTAACAACTGATGTAATATGTGCAGTTTCAACATCTGTCATTTCTCTAATAAGAATATATATAGCTTTTTTATTGAAGTTTTCTATCTCATCTCTCTGTTTTATTAAATCAATAATAGCATATCCTATTTTTCTATCTCTATCTTTTTTAAAAATAGAATTTATATTGTCATCAAAATAAATAATCATTTCCTTAGTAAAATTTTTATAGTCATTTGAATCAAATACATTTTCTACTTTTTGTCTATTTAACACATCAATGGTAGTGTGACTTTTTAGTTTTTTATAATTGTTATTATTATGAAGAATTAAATAGTTTTTAGCCACTACAGAAAAATAACTAAATGCTTTTGAACCTTTTGTGTGGTCATACTTATGCATATTCATTACCATAAAAGCCACTACTTCAGCCTTTATATCGTTAAACCCATAATCAAAATAAGTGAACTTAAATGTATTAATTATATTTTCAGCTAACTTATCAAAAGCTTTATGTATTTCTTCACCATATATTTTATTTCTCTCTGCTCTTTTTGTTTGTTGATCTAATGCATTATATCTAACAATTGCATCTTGAACATCCATTCCAAAATAAGGTTTTCTTTTAGCTTTCTTTCTTGGCATTTTCTGTCTCCTGTTCTTCAAATATCCCATCTAAAGATAATTGAATTTGTTTTAATTGTTCAAAGAAAAAACCAGTCTCATCATCTGATTCATAATGTCCTTTAGCATCAACAAGTTTCATTTTTTCTGTTGAGAATTTTATCACTTGTTGAATTTCTAAAATCAATTCTTCGTATTGTGTTATTCTTCTTAATGAATATCTCAATAATACAGATGTTGATACTGCTATTAAGAAAAATAATATTGTTAAAAACCACCACATATTATTTTCTCCTATTGTATACTGTTGTTATTATTAATAAGGATATCAATCCTGCCAATCCTTTTTCACCCACACCACTAATTAGATTACTAATTGTAGATATAATACCGAATGGGTCATTAAAAAGTAATCCACAAACTACAGCAAATACTAAAACATTTTTTAATACCTCTGTAACATCTAATAACCATTTATTTATAAGTTTAAAAACATTTATTTTTCTTTTTTTATTTCTTGTATATTTTTTTATTTTTGTTTTCATCATAATCTCCTAAGCAAACAACTCATCAAATTTAGCTTTGAGGTTTTCTACTTTTTCTTGTTCATCCTTTGTCTTTGGAACTTTTGTATTAACTGGCTGTTCTTCATTTCTACTCCACATATCTCCTTCTATATATGTTGACATCATATCAGCTTGATGAAGAATATATGGCATATGTGATTGAAGTGCAAAATCTGGATTATAAGTCATTAGATATGACTTATTAGCATCATCATATAAACCATCAGTTAATTTAATTCCTAGATATTCTTTATCAGTAACTTTAACACCAAAGTGTTGTAATAACCATAAAGCTCTATCAGGTACTTTCATATACTGAAGAGATGGATTATGTGAATAAATCTTTCCTTGATTTTTTCTATGCCACTCTGATTCATTTGGTATATAATAATCATAATCTACATCTCCGACTTTACCCAAGTCGTGATGCATAGCTGCAAAAACTAACTCTTCATCCGTGAAGTTTATATTAGCTCCGTTCTTCTCCCACACCTCTTTAAGTTGTAAAGAATGTTTTATAATATGAAGAACATGTTCAACATATCCACCTGGCATCGCGTTGTGGAAATGTTCTCTACCACTAGCTGGTGCCATCATCATTCTTTCTTGAAAATGTTCATACATCTTCAGAAGATTCTCTCTTCTATCTTCACCAACATATTTGTTGATGATGGTGATTAGTGATTCCCAATTTGTTTGTATTTGTTCTGCTGATAGTTTTCTCATTATTTTACTCCATAACCATTTTTTGTAAA